GGCCGCGAGGGGCTTCCCGTCCCAGACCCGACCGATGACCCCGACTTCGACCTTGGCGGCGATGACCAGATTTACTCCGACGTTGACGCCTATGGCTCCGTCGAGAAGCCAGACATCTAAAGGAGGCAGACATGCCAGCCAAGCCACACGAGCGGCAATATAGGTCGCTGCTTACGCCTCTCGCGCACGTCTCCGTGGGTGCCGAGAAGCGCTTCGACACCGACTACTACGTGGAGGGCTACGCCTCCACGTTCAACGACCCGTACCTGCTGTACACGTTCGACGGAATCGAGTACTGGGAGATTATCGACCCAGACGCCTTCCGCGACTGCGACATGAGCGACGTGATTTACCTCTATGACCACGTCGGGCGCGTTTTCGCTCGCATGAGCAACAACACGCTCATCGTGGAGCCGCAGCTTCACGGCCTGTTCGTCGCTGCCGACCTTGGCAGCACGAGTCTTTCCCGCCAGATGTACGAGGACATCGCCACGGGACTCGTCACCAAGATGAGCTGGGGCTTCATGCCCGACTGGGACAGCATCGAGGACGTGTACGACGAGGAAGCCAAGCGCTTCACGTCAACCATCCACAGGGTCACGAAGATTTACGACGTGAGCGCCGTTTCACTTCCCGCAGACCCCAACACAGAGATTAGCGCGCGTTCCTACCTTGACGGAGCGATCAAGAGGATTGAGGCGGAGCGACTTCAAAGCGCGTTGAAGGCCAAGGAAGCCAGTGAGCTTAGACGTAAGCGCATGGAGCTGAGGGCCAAGGCTATGCAACTTCGACAGTAAGGAGAACGAGGATGCTCATTTCCGAGTTCACCCCCATGGGCGCGGTCGAGCTGCGTCGCATGGACGGCGAGGCCTACATGACCCGCCGCGCGGAGGTGCTTGAACTCTCCGCCAACCTGCCCGAGGACGTGACCATCGAGCAGATGGAGTCCATCGACTCCGAGATGAACCTGTACAAGGCCGAGGACGAGCACCGCGCCAACCTCGCGGCACTCAACGCCGAGAAGCGCCAGCTCGTCATCAACGGCGGCGGCTCCACCGTCGAGTCCGTCGCTTCCGCCGCAGTCAACGAGAACCAGAACCAGGAGGCACCCACCATGCCCACGCAGCAGGCACGCTCCCTTGGCGCTCACTTCGCAGAGCATGTGAAGCGCGAGGGCCACGGCAAGTCCTTCCACATCGTCGCGCCCGCCTATGCCCGCGCCGCAGCCGACGTAAACGTCAGCCCGTCCGGTGCCGCGCTTCAGGCCGCTATCACCACCTATGACACCGACATCGTCGAGGGCGTCCGCGAGTCCATGGGCGTCCTGAACCTGCTTGGCCGCGAGGTCATCACTGGCAACACCCTCACCTTCTTCACCGAGGGCGCTATGGAGGGCACCATCGCCAACTCCATCATCGAGGGTACCGCCAAGTCCAAGGTTCACTTCGCCGACCCGACTCCGACCACCGTCACCCTTGAGAAGGTCGCTGCCTACATCAAGGAGTCCGACGAGCTGATTGATGACTACGGCTTCCTCGCCTCCGCCATCAACGGTCGACTCGTGTACGAGCTGAACCTGAAGCGTCAGGGCAAGGTCATCTCCAACCTGCTCGCCACCTCTGGCATCCAGACCATCGGTGCCACCACCGCCGTGACCCGCACCGCAGTCAAGATTGCCGACGAGATTGCCAACGCCATTGCCGATGTCATGACCCAGTCTGGCCGTCCCGCCAACGCCATCGTCATGACCCCCGACATCTGGAAGATTCTGCGCATCGGCAAGAACCAGACCAACGACTACTACGGCGGCGGCTACTTCGAGGCGCTGCACTCCGAGAACATCTGGAACCTGCCCATCGTGCTGTCCAACCAGCTCACCGCCAACCACATCGTCGTTGGCGCGTTCGACACCTGCGCGACCCTCGTCACCAAGGCCGAGGGCGTCACCGTCGAGGCCGTTAACACGGATCAGGATGACTTCATCAAGAACCTCATGACCATCCGCGCCGAGGTTCGCGAGAAGCTGGCCGTGCGTCGCCCCGCTGGCTTCGTCAACATCACTGTGGCGGCTTCGTAATGCTGCGCACGTATCAGTGGCGCGGCGTCTTTTGGAGCTTTGAGGACGGGCAGGCACCCGAGGGTGCCGTGCTCGTCGAGGCCGTAGCTCCCGTCACTCCCGAGACGCACGAGAAGGCTCCCGCCAAGCGCGAGCCGCGTCCCAAGAAGCCCAAGGCCGAGGAAAAGGCAGCGGAATAAGAAAGGTGGCAGTCATGGCTCTGCTCGATGACGTGAAGGTAGCTGTCAGGGTGAGCCATGACGCCACCGACTCAGAGGTCGAAGGCCTCATCGCCGCCGCCATGTTCGATATGGCGAACAAGGGTGTGTCCGTCGCGTGGCTCGGCACCGACCCCATGGCACCGACGTTCTCCTTCGATGACATCGACGAGGGAGCGCTGCCAGCCATGGCGAAGCAAGCCATCGTCACCTACGTGAAGGCGAACTACGGCTACGACAACGACGAGGCGGAGCGCTTCGAGAAGTCTTACGACTCCATCGTCTGCTCGCTTCTCAACAGCCGCTTCAACGCCGTGTATGAGACGGAGAGCTGATGCGTTGGAACTCCGTAATTCTGCTCCGTGACATCGAGACGAACATGATCGTCGACGAGGATGGCTGCGAGGTCGAGGGCGAGCCCGTCGACACGCAGGTCTTCTGCAACGTCCGCTCGGTCGGCTTCGAGACGTGGGCGACGGCGGCGCAGCTCGGGCTCAAGCCTGAGCTTCAGGTCGAGGTTCGCACGGTGGACTACGCTGGGCAGTCTCAGGCGGTCTTCAATGGCCGCGAGTACGACCTAAGCTACTCCACGACGCGCGGTGACAACACCATCCTCACCTACGCCACCCATGCTAGGAACGACAATGGCTAGGAACATCTGGGTCGAGGAAGACGAGTTCGCTTCCGCGCTGTCAGACATCCTCGACGGCATAGTCGACAGCGCGGACGATGCCGTGTTCGACCTCGTACATGACGCGCTCGTAGAGGGTCGCGACGAGTGGCGCAAGAACGCCAAGGCCTTCGACTGGAAGTATGGCAAGGCCGTCACCTACCGAACGCTGCGGCAGAAGCACGGCGTGGAGGGCCACATCTTCTCGCGGAAGCCTGGTCTTCCGCACCTCCTTGAGAAGGGCCACGCGAAGATTGGCGGCGGCAGGACGAGGGCGTTTGAGCACGTCAAGCCCGCCGCCAACTACGCCTTCAAGTTCGCGCGAGACCATCTGGGCGAGTACATAGCGAGGGGGCTGCGATGAGCGCAAAGTCAGAGGTTTACGCGGCGCTCGTCGCGACAGGAATCCCTGGCCGTCAGGACGCCTACCCCGTGGGCAAGGCACCGACGCCGCCCTTCTTCGTCTACACGGTCGAGTCCATGGGCGGCTTCGTCGCTGACGGAACCATCTACGCGAGCCTTCCGAGGTTCCACGTCGAGCTGTTCGAGAAGGCTTCCAACGAGGCCGTCGAGGCGCTTGTCAGGGAAGCGATTCTCTCGCTCGGATGCGTACCCGACGAGACTGGCGAATGGTCTGAGTCTGAGGTCTGCCACATCGAGCAGTACGACTTCACCTACCACTACAAAGAAGAATAGGAGGCCATCATGGCCGAGCTTTCCAAAGTCCAGTTTGGACTTTCTAGGGCGTATTACTCCGTCCTTACCAACAACACCTACGGCACTCCCGTGGCTCTCCCTGGTGCCGTGAGCCTCACCCTCAACCGCGAGGGCTCCGAGCCTGAGAAGTTCTACGCTGACAACATCACGTACTTCGTGGCTCCCGCAGTCAACTCTGGCTACACTGGCACCCTCACCCTCGCCAAGGTTCCCGCACAGTTCGGCGTGGACGTTCTCGGCGAGGTCGTGGATGACAACGGCATGCAGGTCGAGATCGCCGACGCCAACCCCAAGTCCTTCGCCCTGCTCTATCAGGTCGAGGGCGACGCAGACCAGAAGCGCTACGTCTTCTTCAACTGCACCGCGCAGCGCTCCACCCCCAGCGCCAACACCAAGTCCGACTCCACCACGCCGGACACCCAAGACCTTGAGTTCACGGCCATCGGCAAGGACTTCACGTTCTCTGGCGAGACCAAGAACATCGTCAAGGGCTCCGCATGCACGTCCGACACCGCCTTCGCTGGCTGGTACTCCGCCGTGCCTGTTCCTACCAAGGTCTAATAGGCAAGGCACGAACACTAACTGAATGAGACGGCCCCGTAGCGCATCCTGTCACTGCGCTGCGGGGCCTCTCGCATATCCAAACACAGACAGGAGTGTTTACCAATGCTTATCAAGTTCAAGAACGCAAGTGGCAAGGGAATCCACAACCCGCTCCGATGGGGCGAGGGTGATGACGTGCATATCGCCGTCTGCTCGATGTACGCGCTCAAGCTCTACGAGCAGGCGTTCATGGAGGAACCCGCGTCCAAGCACCACTCGCTCATCAACGACGTGATGGACACTGGCGAGGACGGCGAGGGAACCTTCTCCGCGCTCGTCGGCATCGACTGGGACGCCGACATGCGAGCCACGTGGGCGATGCTGCGCTCCGCCGACGTTGCGGGGCTCAACAAGGGCGTCGACCCCACCCCCGACTACGCGGAACTCATCGAGTCTCACGCGGCTGACATCATCGACTTCTCCGACCTTCACGAGTGCGTGACCAAGGAGATTGATGCGACCTTTCGTACCCTCTCCGCCCGATTCGCTAAGGCAGCTAGGGAAGCAGCAAGACAAGGACGAGAAGGACGAGAAGGAGAGTAGCGACGAGCCAGACCGCCTGCACTACACGAAGGTGTGGCTGTCAGCGCTCAGGATGGGCTACTCCCGACGCGAGCTTTCCGTGATGCCCTACGGGGAGATTATCTTCGACCTCGCCGCGATGAACGACGTGAGGCCGTCCAAACAGGAAGAAGACACTGACGTGACCGTGAGAAAGGCCACGCAGGAAGACATAAGAAGCATGCTTGGGTAGGTGATTCGCATGGCTGAGTACGCAGGCCTTGAGATTCGCATTGGCGGCAACACGACCAAGCTCACCAACGCGCTCAAGGCGTCCACCAAGAGCGCGGCGGAGCTGCAAAGCCGAATCAGGCAGGCGACGCAGGCCATGCAGTTCGACCCGAACAGCCTGCGCAACGTCGACACGCGCGTGAAGCTCACGAGCGACCGCATGCAGAGCCTTCAGTCGAAGGTGCAGATTGCCCGCAAGGCAATGGATCAGCTCGGTGACTCTATCGTCAAGATTGGCGGCAAGGAGAAGTCCGTAAGGGAGGTTGTCGAGCAGACCGAGAACCTTTCGCTCGCCGCGAAGCAGGCCGACCAGAGGTTCGCTGGGCTGACCGACACGCTCGCGAAGATTTACGACGCGTGGAACAAGATGGCTCGCAGCGAGGGCAAGGACTTCGCGCAGAAGGTGTGCGGCATCCAGCCGGACACCGCGCGCCAGCTCATGAGCACGACAACCTCGCTCAGTGCCTTCAAGACGCAGTTGGAGCAGATTAACACCGCTCGCAAGCAGGGTCTTGACGAAAGGCCAGTCATCAGCGACACGGAGCTTGAGAAGTTGTACAAGTTCAAGGAACTCAACTTCCATGACATGTTCAAGCGCGGTTTGGACTTGGACGATGTTATACAGGACGCGAGAGACCTTGGCATCGTCATCGAGGACTCCGCAATCTCGAACGTCCGCAAGCTACAGGAGTCGTTCAAGGACGCGCAGCAGGAGAAGAAGGCCTTCGATGACGCGCTGAAGTACGACCAGCTCGGCACCGACATCGAGCGATTCAACGCCGAGATTGAGGGCATGTCGCAAACAATGCGCAAGCTCGATGACTCGCTCAACCCGACCGTCATGTCAGATGACTTCCAAGAGATTGAGGCCAAGGTTCGCACGCTCGACGCGGCCATCAAGAACGTCGACGATGACCTTGCTCGCACGGGTGAGGCCATGAAGGTCGACCCTACGAACGTCACCGTCGCGGCGCGTCATTTCAGCGACCTGAACCAGAAGGTAGCGCTCTCGCAGGAGAAGACCGAGCTGCTTCAGCGCCAGATGGACATGCTCAACGCGAGCGGCGCTACCGAGGCAGCTAAGGGCCATCAAGACCTCTCGAAGTGGATTGAGGAATCCGCCGAGGCTGCTCGCGTCGCGAAGAAAGACCTCAACGAGCAGCGTGCCACGGTCATGAACCTCGAAGACGAGATTAAGAAACTTCAGCAGTACATCGCAAACATCGGTGGAGACACGACGCTCGCAGCCTACAGCGACCATGTAGCCAGCTGGCAGAAGAAGACCCAGCAGCTCAATGTCGAGATGACGAAGCTCGAAGACGCCCAGAAAGGGGTCAACGAGGCCCAGAAGAAGCTCGGCGAGGCACAGACCAACTTCGACGATGCGAAGGCGAAGGCCGAGGGATACAAGGCGAAGCTCGATGAGCTAGAGAAGAAACTTGGGGAACTCAGCAACGCCCTCGACAACGTCTCATCTGGTGACGAGGCAATGGAGCTGGTTCAGCAGCTCAACAGCGTCCAGAATGAGATTGACCAGCTCAAGGTCACCTACGAATCCGCGCAGGGTGCCATAAATGACTTCAACAAAGACCTCGTGGCCCCTGAGAAGGAGATGCGACGCGCCCAAGGTGCCTATGACACCCAGCGCTCCAAGGTTGAAAGGCTCAAGGACTCCATCAAGGAGCTTGAGAAGACCAGCGAGGTCAGGATTTTCCGCAGCCCAGATGACGAGATTGAGAAGGCGCAGGGAAAGCTCAAAGAGCTTGGCGTAGACCTCGACAAGGCCAAGGCCAAGGAGAACGAGCTAGAGTCGGCGTACGACTCCGCCAAGACCGAGAACGAGCTTGCCAAGACAGCGAGCGCGGCGCAGAAGGTGGCTGGCGAGACCGAGAAGGCCAAGATTGAGCTGAAGGAGGCCTCAGAGGCGCTGAAGCCCAGCGCGGGCAGCATCCTCAACCCGTCCACCATCAAGACCATCGGCATGACGCTCTCCGCGACGGTCACCCCGCTCGTGACGGCGCTCGGCTATAAGATGGTCAACGCAAGCTCTACCATCGACTCCGCGTACCGCGACATGCGCAAGACCGTCGAGGGTACCGAGGAACAG